TCACGGGTGTGTCTCCTGCTGTAGGGCTTCATTTATGGCCTCGACAATCATGCTAATGGCGTGGTCGCCCTGAGAGACGGGCGAATGACCATCGCCCATGCCGTGCGAGGCGGCAGGAGACCCGCACATGCACGTTTCGTGATCGTCAATCGGCCACTCCCGAACTCGATTTCGGGTTTCTTTCAACGCCTTCGCCAGCCTATCCGCTCGGGCTTCGGCTGCGGTGGCGCGGTCGTTGGCAGCGAGCGACACCTTCATGTTGATCGACCTCGCGATTGCCGCACAGGTCGCGTCAGACAGGCCGGGCGCGCCATTTCGGATGCTCTCGTAGGCGAAGCGATACGTTTCGCTCAGACCCACGTCTCCCAGCCCCGACGTGTTCGCGTTAGAGTCGGTCATGCGTCACCATCAAGAATGTCTTGACGTGCGATCAGGCCGGTCGAGTTATTCCAATACATGCCGGGAAGCGGGCCTCCCGGACCTTGGACGTGACCATATCCACGCCGCTCAAGGTTCTTGGCGGTAGCGTAATGCGCGCCGTTAAAAAGCTCGACGCCGCACCCTTCCTCACCAGTCAGGTCGTCGGGGTCGCTTGCGAGAATCATTTCGCGCTGCGCGTTTGTGAAGTCCGTCATGCCGCTCCCCCTTCCTTCGCGGCGGTCGATTTCAGGGCGGCTTCGGTTTCAATGACCGCGTCGGCTAGATGCCGCAGGCAAGCCCGGCCCCAGCGCGTCGAAGCGCCGTATGTCGTCTCCCATTTCGCGGGATCGTAAGGCTCAGGCCAGAACTCCGCACCGAAATGGACGTTGTTGCCGTTGCGCTCAAGCGTGTGCGGATCGACGCCCGAAGAGCCCTGCATCTTGATCCGACCGCACCGCATCAAGGCGCGGAACCGCTCGGCATCCACCCTGTCTTCATCGGCGGCGGGCGGCGGGGATGGGTGAGCGAACGACGGCTTAGCGGCTTCCTTCGCCCTGATCTGATCAACCTTCGTCCAGACGCGGGCCAACTCGCGCTCACCTTCGGCCGTCATGTCCACGCCAGTCGCAAGGCAATGGGCCGCCAGCGTCATCATCACGCCGCCGACTTCCTGATTGATTTCGCCTTGTGGACGGCTGAAGGCATAGCGCACCACGTCAGCCGCAGCGGCTTCGGTCATGCCGGACGCCTGAACCAACTCAACGGCTTCTTCTAGGAACCGCGCGTTGCGATGCTCGACGTTCATACGGCTTTCAGGCCCGAAGCAGACATCAAGCCATGCGCCGCACCGATCCTGAAACCGCTCCCCCGCCGCCCCTTCGTCCTGGGCCTCGGCTCGGGCGGGGGCGGTGGAGAGGGCGGGCCACAGCGCGCGAGCCACAAAGTCCGCTTGCTTGTCGATGGACATGGCCGGGCAGTCGGACAGCGCGCCGAAGATCGACCGGCCAAACTCATCTAGGCTAGACGCGTCGGGCGTAATCGTCAGGTCGGCTAGGGCAGACTCGTATTCAGCGTCGCGCTTGGCGATATGCGCTCCGATCTCGCTTGCGGCCAGACCGACCCTCTGCTGGCCTCCCGAGGCGAGGGGGCGGGCGGATAGGAGGGCGAGGCGACGTATACGAGACGCGGCCTGACGCATGGTTGCCGCCCAATCTTGCCACTGGTTGTCGTCTGCCTCTTCGGACACGCGATCCAAGGCGTCAGCGTCTTCTAGCGCCAGACGCACCGCCTCCCGCGTCTCTCCGCTCGGTTGGGGGGTGTGGCGTAGGTCGTAGAGGTATGAGCGGGCCTCGTCGGTTGCTTTCTGGCGAATGTCTTTCGACAGCGTTTGTGCGATCACCAGATTGTCCAGCAACACGCGTAAGGTTTCGCTATCCCCCTTCTGCCCCCCCAAGGCGAGGGGGCGGGCGGATAGGAGGGCTTCCAGTGTCGCGCAGTCGGCGGCCATTTCGTCGTCTTCATAGACGTGGGCCGCCATCTTCAGCCGGTCTAGCGCCTCCCGCGTCTCTCCAGGGGGGCTATCTGTCGATCCGCAATAGCAATACATCATCTCGTCAGAGATCGAGGTCTTGCCCCAGCACTTCGGACCATGCTCCCGCTCCGACCCGCTCGCTTCGACCGGAGCGGTGGGGGCGGCAAGCTGTTCGATGGTCGCGTTGATCTCGTGAACCATGACCATAGCGGCGTTTGGTTCCGGCGCGCCGTAGTCTCCATCTCGCACGTCGGAGAAGCGGTCGATAAAGTCACGGGCCTCAGAAAGCATGTCGATCGCAGCCGACAGCGGGCCGGGTGTGGGGGCTTGGGTCATGTCAGGCGGCTTGGTCCTGGCGAGAGGATTGGATGTGGGCCAGCAGTTGGCGGCCCAGGTGTTCGGTGAAGGCGGGCGGGATCGCCTCTGACATTTCGGCGCAGGTGGCCCAGGTCATGCCCATGGCCTCCGACATCGCCGCGCGGTGTCCGCCCTCCCACACGTCGCGGGTTCCGCGTCCTCCGGCCGATGCGGCACGGCGCCGGGCGTGACCGCCATAGACGCCGATCACCGGGCGAGCATCATGCTGGCATGGTGACGGCGCGCTGATGGCGATGTTGCTTTCGAACAGGCGATGGCGGCGAAGCTGGCAGCCTTGAGCGCCTAGGCCGAACATGGACCCGCACAGGGTGATCGGGTCGCGCATGTCCCAGACCGCGCCCTCGACATTCTCGATGATGTAGGGCCGTCCCGTGGCCTGGAGCATCCGCCGCGTCAGGTCGATCAGCCGGGGCGCGCCAACCTGCCCCGGCGCGTTCATGCCGGTATAGCCCTGACAGGGCGGCGAGGCGTGGATAGCGTCGAACGATCGCAGGAAGCGCGGATCGAGCGTCAAAGCGTCGTGCTGGATGAAGGCGAACGGATAATTGCGCTGCGGCTCCAGATCGACGCCGACAACTTCGAACCCGGCGCGGTGATAGCCCATGCCAGCACCGCCTGCGTTGCAGAACAGGTCAAGAATGCGCATCAGACGCCCTCCCCCTCATTTGCGGGGCTGTCTTCTCCGGTGGCGCGGGCCTCCGATTGGGCGCGCAATACGGCGACGCAGAGGGCTAGGGCTGGGGTGGCGGATCGTCCGTAGATTTCCGGCTGGCCCTCGTCGTCACGCACGATGACCAGACGAGCATAGTGAGGCCGGTCGCTGTTGTAGTAGTAGCCGACGTCCCAGGCACCCAACGTCAGTACCCGCTCGGTCAGCCCCAGAGCGGCGTCTAGGCTGGTGGTGAAGCGATACGGGTCACGGTGGATCGTGGTCCCGCGCAAGCCATCGAGCTTCGGCGATCCGTCGCTGTATGTGCCGATGAAGTCTTCCGGCGCGATCCAACCGCCATGCTTATTGCTGGCATGACGAGGCTCTACGCGATGCCAGCCAAACAGGCGGGCAATCTCACGATCTAGCGCGGCCGATCCAGACCCAGCCCCTTCCAGCTTCTCGATCAGCGATGTGATGGTCTCAGGCATGGGTGGCCTCGCTGGATTGGGCCGCGATCCATTCGTATGTGCCGGGGATGTCCTCGTAGTTGGACAGGTCGAGGATGTTGCCGGTGGGCTTTTCCTTATCGACGAGCGCTTTCCAGAGGGCGTTGATCTGGTCGCAGAGCGGCTGAAGCTCGGTCTTTCCGAGGTTGGCCTCGGCAGTGAAGCCGTCCTCATTGGACTGATCCTCGTGCCGACCGTCGATGTGATCGGCCAAATCCTGCCAGTCGTTGAAAATCTCGTCCCAGGCGCCGCGCGGATAGCCGCGGGCGATTTTGAACGGTGCTCCGTCATCATAAGCGTCGCGACCCATTTCGATGGCGACGTCTCTGCTGGAGAACGGCCCGTTCCATACGTCGTGGCGTGTCTCGTGATACCAGTTTGCGGGCGATGTGATGGTCTGGTCAGACATCAGGCGGCTGCTCCAAATTTGGCGGTTTCATTGCCCCACACGGTCCAGCCTGGACGCGGTTCGCGGGCGAACATTTCGAGGTAGGGACCGGCGACCAGCGCCTCGATGCGGGCGTGGGTCTCGTCGGGCTTGCGGCTGTGCTCGCGCCGTGGGGCCTCGATGATCTGGCGGACGCCCTTGCCGAGCCGCTTCGGCCGGCCACGCGTGAACAGCAAGCACGTCTCCGCTTCCTTGCGGGTCCAGTAGCCCATGCCCATGCTGTGCTGCTGGCGGAACAGATCGGGCGTGTCGCCGCGCATCTTCGTCCAGATGAAGGCGTCGGTCTTGTAGGCGAAGCCCCACGCGCCGGCGAGGTCGATGGCCTCCAGAAGGTGGGCGCCGACGATCCACATGAAGAGCGCGCAGTCGGGTGCCGCGACTTCAGCGACCGGCAATGCCTTCATGTCCGTGATCGACATCGTGGCATAAGGATCGGCCGCGACCGTCGGCACAGCCGACTTGCCGTCGTAGGTCCGGAACGACCACGGCGGGTCAGCCAGGATGCAGCCGAATGGTCCAGCGGGAAGCTCGCCCATCCTCTAGCCCTCCCTGTTGGAGGAAGAGGCGCCCCGATATTCCACGTAGAGGCGGTCAGCGATCTCGAACGGATCCAGACCGCGCTCAGACCAGAACCGGGCTTCGCTCATCGAATGCTGCGTGTCGTGGCAGACGCGGTTCAGCGGCACGGCGAACCGGTCGGACGGCTTGACCTGCATCCCGGTCGGCAGCTTGCCGCGCTCCGGGCTGGCCATGCGGATGTGTGCCGCATCGCTGGGCGCCGGCGCACCGCATCCGCAGGCGCACGGCTGGCGACGAAGGAAGGCCAGATAGCCGGTGTCGCGGTCCCTGCCCCGGCTGGCCTTGCCGCCCGGCTTCCGCATGGCCGCGATCCGAAGGCGGGTCTCGCGGTTCTTCGCGCGTTTGATCTCGGCGGCCTTGCGCAGGATGATGCGCTCTTGAGCGGTGACCATCACGCGGCCTCGCTCTGCTGGGCGCCGGTGTCGTTGGCGGGCGCCATGTCGAAGTGCTCGACCGTCAGGCCGTGCTGGGCGGTCCAGGCTAGGATCAGCTCCAGCAGGTCGGAGAACTCGGACTTGGTCAGCTTCGACGATCGCAGGCCCAGCGGCAGCATCGACGTGCCGTCGAGCGTCGGCACGAAGCGGACCTCGCGGCCCAGCGCATGCATGAAGAGCGCCTTGTAGGTCTCGGCATCCATCTGGACGCCGTTGTGTTCGGGGCGCTGCTTCACGATCTGGCCCAGCAAGGACCAGAGCGCGGCGTTCTGGGCGTCCGAGCGCTTTCCGTCGCGGACCTCCATCACCATGCCGAGACCTTCGCGGCATGCCTTCTCCACCCAGGCATGGGCGCGCTCGCGGGTGAAGGCGTTCAAAGGGATGGCGAACCGGCTCACAGCACACGCTCTTCAGTGATCGCCACGCCGGGGATCATCGAGCCGCGGCGGCCGGCGCGAACATCAGCATCGACCATGCTCTGGACCAGACGGCGGAACGGGCCGTCGTCCTGGCGCCAGTAGAACTTCACCGCCTCGTTCAGGTCGATGATGGTCCCGACGTGCTTGGTGCGCAGGCCCATGGCGCGCTCGCGGCCAGTCGCATGGGCGCGGTCGTTCGCTGCAATCTTGGCGGCGCGTTGGGCGTCCTCGGCCTCGCGGATTTTCTCTTCGGCAGCCTCGCGGGCCTCCAGGTTGGCGGCGTCTGCGCTGCGGATGGCCTCGGCGGCGGCACGGGCAGCCTTTTCCGCTTCCTCGCGAGCGATGCGCTCCTTCTCGCGCTTCTCGTCGTCCAGCTTGCGCAGGTATGGCGCCAGGGTGGCCTTCAGCGCGGCGACGGCCTTGTGGACCTTGCCGGGGGTCTTGTTCGTCGCCGGGGCGAACAGCGGCGCATACTTGTCCTGCACCGCCGCCTTGGCATCGTCGAACGGCTTCACCTCGACCTTGCGCTGCTTTTCGGCGGCGTCGGCCGATTTGCGCAGGGCGTCGATCACAGCCGACACGGCGTCAGCCTGCTTCTGGGTTTCAATGGTCGCGCCGTCGGCCCAGTTGCGGGCTTCTTCCAGCCACGACTCCGCGTCCTCCGCGATCAGGTCGAACGGCGTCGCATTCGACAGGTGAATGGGCTCGGCGCTCATGCCGCATCCTCCGCTTTGGAGGCCTGCTCGGCGGCTAAGGCCTCGTCCCGGCGCTGAAGTTCCGCTGCCATGGCGTTGATCTCGGCCTGGCGCAGGCCATCGCGCTGGTCGCGGACTAGCTTGGCGTGGGCGCTGGCCAGATGCGGATACGCCATGTCAGCGATCACGACATCTTGGCCCTTGGAGTTCACGTAGAACATCAGGCAGCTTCCTTTTGATCGAAGGGGGTTTCGTCGGAGGCAGGCTTCTCAGCCGGCGCGTCGGCAAAGCGCTTCGCTTCGGTGCGCATGACCCCGATGACGTGGGCGAAATTGCCGTCGTCCAGCGCCTCGCGAAGGCCGTTCTTCTGGCCCTCCCAGAACGAGGTGAACTGGTCCTTCGTCTTGCACATGCGCAGCTGATCGGCGGCGTACTGAGCGGCGGCGCTGGGGAAGTCCGGCTCGCGCTGCTGTTGCTGTTGATGCTGTTGTCGCGGGCCAGACGACGCGTTGCCGTCATCATCCTCCGGCGCGGCGCCGGTCATCGCCAGCAGCGAATAGCGACGGCCATAGGTGATCGCCGAACCGATGCCTTGCGGATCGGTCTTGCTGGGCTTCAGGCGAAGCACGCTGGTGACCGAAGAGCCGCCCTCGTGGATCATGGTCGTGGCGACCGAGACCCATTCGCCGTCATAGCCTGGCGTTTGGATGACGCCGACGCCAGCGTTGTTCAGGGCTGGCACAACCGCCTCGACGACTTCGGACAGGTCGGCGTACTTGGTCTTGAAGGCAGGGTTGGTCGCCGCCTTCTTCACCGCCTCCATGGCCTTCTGGCCAACGATGAAGGCCTTCGCGAGCGGAGCTCGGTCGCCCTCCCAAATCAGACCATAGTCGCGCTCGACGGTCAGTGTGGTCATGGTGTCCTCGGATTGGGGCGCGCCCTCCCCGACCGGCTTGTTGGGCTCGGTCGGGGCCTTGGCTGCGGATGAAAGGGTGTCGGTCACGGCAGGCGGTCCCACAGCAGGGCCAGCGCGGCGGCGGGCGCCATGCAGGCCAGCAGGCGGGGAACCAGGGCCAGCAGCCGGAAGGGCTTGGCGTTGGCGTCGAAAGGCGTGGCCCAAGGATCGCCGGGGCGGTCTTCGCAGGCGAAACGGCGATACGTGTCTCGGGCGGCGTCGCGGGGATCGGCCGGGATGATGCGGAGGTCAGTCACGCTGCGGCTCCCATGCTCACCGGAACAGCCAGGGCCGAACCGGAAGGGTCTGTGTCAGGGGTGGTGGGGTCGCCGTCGTTGGCGGCGTTCAGGCGGCGGCTCATGGCCTCGCCCAGCCGGACGGCCTGGGTGACGGAGCGGACCTGAAGCTCAATCAGCGTCCCGAGGATTTCGCGGGTCAGCGCGTCCTCTTCAGGTTCGCAGGTCGGTCCCCAGCGTTCGCGGAAGTCTCGTATCGCCTCGATGGCAGCGTCAACGGCCGTGGGGCCTACGCTGTCCTTGAGGGCGGTGATGGCGCGGATGCGGTTCATGCCGGCGCCCCCGGTTTATAAGCGTTCCGCTCGTAGTCATTCGGCAAACGCGGCTCGTCACCGGGCTGAAGGCGCGAGGTGCCGGTAACCGTGGTGCCGGGACGCGTGATGCAGAACATCGGCGGCGTCTTGCGGCAGGACAGGATCATCGCTTCGTCGATGTCTTGCCCGTAGATGTCGATGTCGTTCTTATCGATCGACGTCATGACCTTCTCGCGAGCCGCTTCGGGGCTATCGGCGGTCACCGTTTCGTAGAGTGTCGCGCGGACTTCGATCTTGACCTCGTATTCGCCGGGCCGATCATCGCGGTAGAAGTCGTCGGGGTTCATGCTGCGATCCCCGTCGAGAACATCGCAGCCTTCGCCACGGTCAGCTCACGGCGCCATTCAGCAGCCTTGCGCTCTCCGATTTCCTTGCGGGCCAGATAGGCGGTCAGGGCATCGCCCTTGGCGACCGAGATCAGATAGTCGAGGTCGGCGTTCGCCCTGCCCTCTTCCATGGCCTGAAGGTCGTAGAGGGCGGCGCGGATAGCGCTGTCACCGACTTCATTGCGGTGCGGGCCGAAGTCGCGCAGGGCGGCGGCCGACGATCCGGAATGCAGCGCCATCTTGCGGGCGATCAGGGCGGCGTCGGTGACCGGCGCGTTCCAGACTTGATCGGCGATCTGTGCGCCTTCCGGCAGCAGGCGAAGCGCGGCTTCGTGCTTTCCGGGGCGGCGGCGGGTGGTGGGAAGCGACATGTGTCTGTCTCCGTGGCGTGAGACAGTGTTCGCATATTGCGAGCAGCAACGCAACAACAAAGTTCGCAGTTTGCGAGCACTACGATTTCAGACTACGTCATAAGCGGTCGCAGGCCGTCACAGCGGGACTCGACTCCCCGGCCCGGTTGTGTGGAATCGCATTAACGTTTGGAGGATCTCGCGTGCCGCGCCGACTGCACTATTTCGCCCAGCCCTTTTGGAACGACCGCGCCGAACCGGCCGAGCGGTACGAGTTCACGTGTGCCGTCGATGCAGAAGAAGGCGGCCGCCTGTTGATGGCGGGATCGGCGGATGGCGTCCTGGTCTATCAGCAGTGGGTGGACGCGGAAGCCGACATCTTTGGAGATCCAGAGCAGCTCGCGTGCCTGGGTGACGTGCCACGCGCCGCCGTCCTGATCGATGCGGATGGCCGCGATCCCTGGCTGGATAATGTTGCATAGACTCGCGCCTCGGCTGTGCTAGACGAGAAGTAGTTGCAACGGGGGTTGTGACGTCATTCCCTGGGGAGGGGACAATTTGAAAACGATCACCATCTTGGCGACGGCTACCGCTATCGCCCTTTCGATGTCGGCATGCGCGACGAAGCGCTACCCGATCGCCACAACCTTCTCGCCGGCTGAGGCTGCCGCAATGGACTGCAGCGACCTTGCGTTGGAAATCGTGCGAGCCGAGCAGATCCGGCTCCAAGTGGCCGATACCGCCAACCTCGACTGGCGTTCAGCTGCGGGCTTCCTGGGCGACTTCGGCATCGGTAACGCCATGGCGCGATCCGAAGCCGACAAGGCCGTCAATCAGCGTATCGTCGCGCTTCGCAACGCCCAAGCCGATAAGAGATGCCTCGCTCAACCGGGAGCAATGGCATCGATCAAGAACTGGATCGGCGAGATGATTGGAGCGGGCAGCCACTAGGCCCGCCCAGCAGGTCGAACAAACCACGGCGGTTCCCTAAGGGGCCGTCGTTTTTTTCTATTTCTCTGGCGCTGCCGGCTGAACGATCTCGTCGTCAGCCCATGGCGGTGACTCCGCCGTTTCCCGCGCCGCGTCCGCAGCGGCTTTGACTTCCATACCCTGGCTAAAACGATCACCGCCAAATGCCAAAACGGCGATTAACACACCCAATATGGCCAAGCCCGTCCCTACTGTCGTCACATAGAAGCTAGATTTGCTCAACATCCGGCCGTTCAGAGAAGCCATCTCAACTCGAAGATCGCTTATTGCACGCACCACACCCTCGGAAATCTTCGCTTCCGAAGCAGCAATCATGTCGGCGACCTGGTCGCGTTCCAAACTGGCGTTCCTTGCTGTTTGCTCCGGCAACGTAGCAAGGAAGGGCGGCGACTTAAACGAGACAGGCGGAGGTGGCGGAGCGCTGTTTGCGCCACTGGCGGCCGCTATCGCACCGATTGCGGCCTGAGCTGCGTTGGATGGTTTACTGGCCAAGAGGTTGATTGCCCAACTGCGTGGCGATGATGTTGTATTGAGCGGGGTGATAAGCCTGCAAGATTTCAAGAATGGACGCAACCAGTCCTACAGCTGCTTCAACTGGCATTTTAACTTGGCCGTACTCCACCAACTCTGATGAGCTAAATGTCTGTGCTGGTCCGAATGTTACGGGATTCGCTTGCTGCACATTGTACCTGAACTCGACACTGCGTTTTTCGTATGCGTAAAAGCCTACGTCCAACGTATTATTGACGCCATTCCAAACCTGCGTCGTCTCAGCGTATGCACGAACGTGATCCTTAGCCTGGACCGACCGCGAAAAGACCTGCTCACCAGCAGGGACTTGAGACCAATCTAATACGTCCGAAAAATTAGTTGCCATCGAATACCCTAACGAGTTTGCGTGCCGGAAACTTGACTGATCATTCATTTGTGCCGGTCTTTGGCACCAGCCGTGTCGCCATGTCCAACACGGCATTGCGATCGTCGGTTGAAAGGCGGCGCACAGCGTCCTCCAGGCGGTCTTGCCCCTCCCACATTGTGAAGGGGTTCACGTCGATCAGAAACCCAGGGCGGACGCCGAGGGCGTCAGAGAACTTCTTGACCCAATCGCGATTGTAGCGGGTCTTGGCGCCGGTCTCTAAGTCGCTGACCTGGCCTCGCGACGAGCCAACTTCGTCCGCCAGCTCTTGCTGCGTGATCTTCTTGAAGTCGCGCCACGCAGCCGCATACCAGCCGGACGCCTCGCGCAGGGCTTCATAATCGACAGGGCCTAGGTCTCGCTTCGCCATGTTCGCATGTTGCGACAACCGCGCGCGATTGTCGGCATGCGTATTGCGAACACGCCTCTTGCGAACATGCTCGCAATATGCGAACACTGGCGCATGCAGATCGCTGACCTCCGCACTGAACTTGGCCTCGGTCACGAGGCTTTTGCCGCTGCGCTCGGACTGAAGAGCCGCGCCCAGGCGTACGAGATCGAAAAGGGATCGCGGCGCCCCAGCATCGCAGTCGCGCTGAAGATCGAAGAGCTGTCAGGCGGGCGCCTGAAGGCCGCCGACCTCAACGACGAAATCGCCATGGTCCAGCGCCACCTAGCAGCGAACGACCCGACCCCATCTGCGGAGGCGGCATAAATGGCCCCCGCCCCCATTTCGCGGCGCTTCTCCCAGGCCGCCGCGAAAGCTCCGGCGGGGGTGTCCCTCCCCCGTGTCCCTCGCCGGAGCACCCCATGACCGAAGCCGAGATGGATCGGATCATTGCGGCAATGCGCCGTGACCACCTCGAACACCTGCGGTGGCGGGAGCGAACCGTTGCCGAGTTCGAAGCGCGCGTCGGAGCCATCGTCCGCAAGGAACTGACCGGCCTTCTCCATCCGAGCGTCCAGCGGACACCTCCCGCCCCCGTCCCCGCCAACGATCACACCAACCAACCCGACAGCCCTCCGCCTCCAGCAGCCGCATAGATAGGCCGCGCTCGGTGGCGGGTCACCCGAACAAGTCGCCCGATCATTTCAGGAACACGCGCATGAGCGTCCCCGTCATCAAGGCCATCACAAAACGGATCCGACTTCGCTACGGCTCGACCGAGGCAGCGGCGACTGCCGCCGGCGTCAGCCCTGGCGTCTGGTCCGGCTATGAGAATGCCGACAAACCCGAGACGACCATTCCCTTGGGGCGCCTCATCGACATGAGTCTGAACGGCGACGAGCGCCGGGCCATAGCCAGCCTCTTCGCAGCCGCTGATGACGACGACGTCGGTTGTCTGCGCGATGAGGCAGCTGAAGCCGCAGAAGCGACGATGAACGTCTCGCGCATGATCCGGCTGGCATCGCGTGACGGCAAACCGATCTCCGAGGCCGACGCCCGCCCGATCCGCGCCGCCGCTCTCGAAGCGAAGGCTGAGTTGAACGACGTGCTTCAGGGGCTTGGCTGATGTGTGAGTTCGAACCGGGTGATCCGATCATCTGCGTGGCCGAAGTCGATCCGCGTTTGGGTGATGGCTCAGCGCTTGCTGTCGGCCAGACCTACACGTGCGAGGCGGTGTACATCGAGCCGCACGACTGCCCTTGTAAGAGCAATGTCGCCGTTGAGGTCATGGAGAGACCGGACAGCGTCTACTGCGAATGCCATTTCGCAAAGCCGAAAAGCCGCGACTTAAGCGCCTGGCTAGAAACCGCCGCCACCGACACAGACCACCTCGACAAGCCCATCAAGACGCCGGCTCGGCCCAAGGTCGATGCCCTGCTGAAGCGCGTCCAGTCGGGAGCGTTCGGATGATCCTCTCGCTCTTCACCCATTGGTCGCACCGCGCCCGCCTGGCCACCGCCCGCCGGGCCTATGCCCAGGCACGCGCCGAATGGAAGGCCGCCTTCGACCGGCAGGACTGCCGCCGCATGCACGACGCCGGCAACGCCATGCGCCGCACGAACGCCGCCCTGATGGCCGCCGAGGCCGCCGCCCTACCCAAGCAGCCGCTGCTGCCGACACCCAAAGGAACCTGACCATGGACGACGCATCATTCGACGCCGGCTCTGACGTGCTGACCGCCACGGCCCAAGCGCGCCTGCAAACCATCATCGAGCGCCTGGAACGCCTTGAAGAGGACAAGCAGGCCGTGATGACCGACATGAAGGAGGTCTTCGCCGAGGCCAAGGGCGAGGGCTACGACGTCAAGATCCTGCGCAAGGTCATCCGCATCAGAAAGCAGGATAAGGCCAAGCGTCAGGAAGAGGAATCCATCACCGACCTATACCTCTCCGCGCTGGGCGAGGTCTGACCATGGCGGGAAGCGTCAACAAGGTCATTCTGGTCGGCAACCTAGGTCGCGACCCCGAAATCCGCTCCATGCCCAACGGCGACCGCATCGCCAACCTGTCCATCGCCACCTCGGAAACCTGGCGCGACAAGTCCTCGGGCGAGCGTAAGGAAAAGACCGAGTGGCACCGGGTCGTCATCTTCAACGACAACATCGTCAAGGTGGTCGAGAACTATGTGAAGAAGGGCTCGACCGTCTACATCGAGGGCGCGCTCCAGACCCGCAAATGGACTGACCAGCAGGGCGTCGAGAAATATTCGACCGAGATTGTCGTCAGCCGCTTCAAGGGTGAACTGACGATGCTGGGCGGCCGTTCGGAAGGCGGCTCGTCGGGCGGTGAGCAGACCCAAACCCAACAGTCAGACGGTCATCGCGAAAGCTATGACCTGAACGACGACATTCCTTTCTGAGGCCCGCCGTGAGCCGTCCTCAGACCCATATCGTCCAGTCCGCCTACAAAGGCCGCGACGGGCTGCACCGCGTCTACGTCAAAGGCCAGCAGAACCCGCTGCTCTGCGACGAGCCGTTGGAAGAAGGCGCCGCGGTCGTCATCAAAGACGGCAAGGCGGTGCGCCCATGACGCGCGCCACCAATAGCGGCCATCCCGGCGCGGGGCTTTACGCCTCAAGCCGAAAGGGCGGCGTGTCGCGATCGGAAATCCGGCAGGCCCAGGACGCTATCGGCGCCCGCGCCACCCCCTCAATGATCGCGCGCTTCCTTGGACGCTGCGAGGCGGACATCCGCGCGCTGATGACCGACAGCACGCCTACGATCACGGCTTCCTCACAGACGGGAGAGGCGAACGACAACAAGGCGCTCAAGGCGCGCCCTTGGCCGGAGAGCGAAGTGAAGCTTCTTCAGGTGATGTATGAGGAAGCCGGAGCGACCGTCCATCAGATCGCCGGCGCCCTGGATCGTACCGAGCGCGCCATCGAGGTCCGGATCAAGCAGCTTGGTCTGATCCAGCCGCGGGACGAAGCCGCATGAACGCCGTCGTTCCCTTCCCCGACCGCAACGCCTGCCGCGACCTGTCGAAGAATGCAGCAGCCGGGTATGCCGCGATCACCCGCAAGGTCGAGCGCATCATCGCCGACCACGATCCCGCGCCCCAGGCCGCGCGCCTGACCGTCCGAGCTTCGGTCCTGATGGCCCGCACCTTCGTCTCCAAGGCCGAGCTGGTTCAGGCCATCCGCGACCTAGCTGATGAAGTGGAGGCCAGCAGGTGATCGACGCCGGCGCTGACACATCGGGCCTGCCCAAGAACCTGGAGGCCGAACAGGCCCTGCTGGGTCAGATCATGTACGACAACGCCGTCATGGAGCGGCTGCCCGACGCCCTGCGCGCCGAGCATTTCTTTGAGCCATATCACCAGCGCATCTTCGAAGCCTGCGGCGGCGCCATCACGGCCGGCCGCACGGCAGAGCCGACCCTTCTGGCGAGCACGCTCTCCGCTGATCCGGCGTTCAGCGAATACGGTGGCCTACGCTACCTCGCTGACTTGGTGGACCGGGCGCCACCCGCCGCCAATGCCAAGGACTATGCCCGTGACATCCGCGACCTGTCAGACCGTCGGACGCTGATCCGCGTCAGCGGGGACATTGCGGCGTCTGCTGGCGACATGGCCTCCCCAGCCGCCGACCACGTCGCCAGCGCCGAAGCAGCATTGTTCAGCCTTGCCGAAACCGGCGACCAATCGAAGGGCATTCAGTCGTTCCGTGACGCGATGGCCGGCGCCGTCGACATGATCGAGGCCGCCTATCGCCGCGACGGGGCTCTTTCTGGCCTCTCCACTCACCTGATCGACTTGGACCACAAGCTGGGTGGGCTTCACCCCTCGGACCTGCTGATCCTCGCCGGCCGGCCTTCCATGGGCAAAACCGCTCTGGCCACGAATATCGCTTATCGCGTCGCCGACGCCTACGAGGCCGTTCAGGACGCTGATGCACCGCGAGGCCTTCGCACCGTCAACGGCGGCGTCGTGCTGTTCTATTCTCTGGAGATGAGCGCCGAGCAGTTGGCTATGCGCATCATCGCCGACGTCGCCGAAGTCTCAGGGGACAAGCTGCGTAAGGGCGAAATCGACGCCGCACAGTTCCGGCGCATAAAGGAGGTCCAGGCGCGTCTTGCCGAGATCCCGCTCTACATCGACGCCACGGGCGGCCTTCCGATCGCCAAGCTCGCGGCTCGGGCACGGCGCCAGAAGCGCAAGACCGGTCTCGACCTGATCGTGGTCGATTATCTCCAGCTGATCACGACCGGCGCCAGCGGCCAGAAGAACCGGGTTCAGGAAGTTTCGGAGATCACCGGCGCCCTGAAGGCCCTGGCCAAGGATCTTGGCGTCCCTGTGCTGGCCCTGTCGCAGCTTTCCCGGAAGGTCGAGGATCGCGAGGACAAGCGGCCCCAGCTCTCGGACCTGCGGGAGTCCGGCTCGATCGAGCAAGACGCCGATGCAGTCATGTTCGTCTATCGCGAGGCGTATTACCTGGGTCGCGCCGAGCCGAAGGAAGGGACCGCCGAGCACGTCGATTGGGTCGATGAAATGGGCAAGGTCCAAGGCCAGGCCGAGGTCATCATCGGCAAGCAGCGCCACGGCCCCATCGGCACCGTCCGCCTGTCATTCGACGACGACACCACCCGTTTCGGCAACCTCGCCCGCGAGGGCCAATATGACGCTCGCTATCCCTACGGTGATGCATGAGTGGCGCTGCACTTGGGTGGGCCAAAGCCCAGAAGGCTCCGAGCATGATCGCCAAGGCGGTCCTGATCTGCCTCGCCGACTATGCCGACGCCGAGGGTGTCGCGTGGCCCGCTATCCCGAACCTCGCCAAGGAGGTCCAGGTCAGCGACCGCACCGTGCAGCGCGCCCTGACCGCCCTTGCCGAAGCCGGCCTTCTGGAGATCGAACGCCGCACCCGAAAGGACGGCGGATGGACGTCCAACGGCTATCGTTTGGCCATGCAGGAAGCCGCGGCGACGGCGACACCTGGTGACAATGTGTCACCAGCCCCCCGTCAGGTTGTCACCACCCTGGTGACACTGCAGTCACCAGCTAATGATCCCCAAGAGAACCTACTTCCCTCTGACGAGGGAAAGAGGCGCGCACGCTCGAAAACGAAGGCTTCGCCGAGCCTGTCGCCGGAAGCGGCTGCGATCTGGGCATCAGCTCCGAAGCTCGCTCGCCAGCGATCCAGCCAGGACGAGGTTGCGGTGGCGTTGCTCGCCGCGGTCGGTCGAGGGCACGACCCAGCCAGGGTGTTGGCCGGGGTGAAGGCGGCATACGCCTCGACGGTCTTCGAAGGACAGCATGCCAAGGGCGTCCACCGCCTGATTGAGCACGACCGCTGGGCCAGCTTCCTCGACGAGCCTACCGCTGCCGCCGCACCTGCCGTCTTTGATGGCCCGGAGCTGCTTCGGGCGGAAGTGGTCAAGCGGATGGGCGAGGCCTTCGCCAGGGCTTGGATTGATCCGTGTCGCTGGGACGACAGCAGCCGGACGCTCTTCGCCCGAAACGGCTTCGCCCAGGCCCGCCTGCAGCGTGACCTTGGACCGTGGTTCGCCCACTGCAAGGTTCGCGTCGAAGCCGCGCCGTCCAACGATCACCATCACCACGGAGCCGCCGCATGAGCCGGAAAAAGAAGGGCAAGATCACCCTGCGCAAGATCGGTCAGCCCGAGCCAGCCACAGCGGCGGCGCCCGAGGTGTCGAACGACCTGATCCGGGAACGGCGCTCAGAGATCGCGCGGCTGCGAGCCCAGGGCGCGGACGTGAACGTGGACAAGCGGACGTCGGAAATCCTCGGGGCATGGCGCCGGGACGTGTTCACCATTCTGCGCAATCGCCACGGCAAGCCGACCGACGGCTTCCCCAAGGGCCGGCCCGCCCTATCTCAGCGCGCCTATGAGGCGTTCCGCGGGCACGAGACCGACATCCACCTTTCTGAAGGTGCGTCAGGCGGCGACCGCCGGCCCGACTTTATCCGCGCCACATGCGAGGGCGCGCCGGGCCAGAACGTCACTCAGGAAGCGATCGACGCGGCCGGCCGGGTGAAGAAGACCCTGCTGGGCCTGTCCCCGACAGATGCCCGCCTGTTGACTGCCCTGATGACCGGAGAGAAGGCGCTCGCGCGAAACTGGCGCATGACGGTTGAGGCGGAGACCGGAGAGACGGCCGACGAAAGCCAGGCGGCCCGGATCCGTGCGCTGGGTGAGAACCTGATCCACGCGCGCGGCGTCGCCACCGCAAAGGCCGTTACGCCAGCCAACGACCGCCCCGCCCTGGAACCTCACCAACAGAAGGTGAGCTGGTTCAGGGGCGCGGACTTCGGTCGATAACTTCGGACTTTTCCGACCGGTCGAAGCAGGGTACACAAAGGCAAGGTCGCTTCGCGCGTCCAGATGATCAGCCCCGCCTCTTTCGAGCGCGGGGTTTTTCCGTTCTGGGCCAAATCGATCCTGCTCCCATCTCTCTGACGATCAGGTAGGTGGCGAACAGGGACAGGAAGTCGAGTGCGTGGGTCATAGCGGTGTTCCATATGTGTGGATGCGCAGTGTGCGCCCTGTCTCGGAGCATGAGCGTACGGCTGACACGCTCAACGCACGCTTGCCCAGCGCCGCATAATCATGGGAGGCGTCATGAGGCCGATGCCCCCGATTGAGATGACCGACATCGGCGGCCCGAGCTTCGTCCCGGCCCCAGAACTTCACGACTGGCTGCGCGAGACCTTCATCGAGGATGGCGGCGCGCTGCAGAACGAGGATCACAAGCATCTCAGGTTCGCGAGCCTGGGCGTGCTCTGGTCGTCGGTTCCGAACAGCCGGCAGGGCCGAAGCGTCGTCGGACAGGCTGAAGATGGATCGCCCCGCGCGATGGGACGATGGGCCAAGGCCCGAGCAGAGCAGCAGATCACCGAATGGTTCGGCGAGATCCCGGACTTTATCTTGACCTTCAGCTCCGACTACGTCGCCCGGGTCACCGATGCCGAGTTCATGGCCCTGGTCGAGCACGAGCTTTACCACTGCGGTCAGGAGCGGGACGCGTTCGGAGCGCCGAAGTTCAGACAGTCCGGTCTTCCCGCCTTCACTATACGAGGACACGACGTCGAGGAGTTTGTCGGCGTGGTCCGCAGATATGGCGCAGATGCTTCCGGGGTCAGAGACCTTGTCGAGGCCGCGTCCCATCAGCCGCTGATAGCCAGGGCATCGATCGCACAGGCGTGCGGCACCTGCATGGCGAAGGCGGCCTGACCTAGACGGAGCCTTGACACCGACATGGCCAAGGAACGCCTAGCCCCCGAGGTTCAGACCTATATCGTTCAGGCCTTAGCCTGCTTCGATAGCCCCAAGACGGTCGCCGACGCGGTCAAGGCCGAGTTCGGCGTGACCATCAGTCGCCAGCTGGTCGAGACCTACGACCCCGGCAAGAAGGCCAGCAACCGCCTCGCGGAGAAGTGGGTGACGCTTCACGAGGAGACCCGCAAGGCCTTCCTGGAAGACACCAGCAAGATCGCAATCTCTCACCGCGCCGTCCGATTGCGCGCCCTCCAGCGCATGGCCGAACGCGCCGAGGCCATGGGCAACATCGCCCTGGCGGCGCAGTTGTTCGAACAGGCCGCGAAGGAAGCGGGCGACAGCTACACGAACCGGCGCGAGCTGACCGGCAAGAACGGCGCGCCTCTCCCCGCCGCAGCGCCCGCGGTCGTGCTGTACCAACTGCCGGATAATGGACGGGGCTGAGCCCACGGTCATTCGGCCGCAGCCGGGACCGCAAGAGACATTCCTCGGCAGTTCGGCCGACATCGCGATTTATGGGGGCGCAGCCGGCGGGGGTAAGACCTGGGCGCTGCTGATGGAGCCGCTTCGGCACATCGCCAATCCCGGCTTTGGCGCCGTGTTCTTCCGCCGCTCAACCGTCCAGGTCCGCAACGAAGGCGGTCTGTGGGACGAGAGCGAAAAGCTTTACCCGATCATCGGCGCGACGCCCCGCGAGCACGTTCTAAGCTGGGAGTTCCCGGCCGGGGCCACGGTCAGCTTCGCTCACCTTGAGCACGACAAGACAGTCCTGAACTGGCAGGGCTCGCAGATCCCGCTGATCTGCTTCGATGAGCTGACGCACTTCAGCCAGAAGCAGTTCTGGTACATGGTCAGCCGGAACCGCTCGATGTGCGGAGTGCGGCCCTATATCCGCGCGACGTGCAACCCCGACGCCGATAGCTGGGTCGCCGAGTTCATCGCCTGGTGGATCGACCAAGAGACGGGCCTTCCGATCCCCGACCGTGCCGGCGTCGTCCGCTGGTTTGTCCGCATCAACGACGCTCTGGTCTGGGCTGACGACCCCGCTGAACTGGAAGCGAAGCATCCGGGCATCCCGCCCAAGTCTGCGACCTTCATCCCGGCCAAGCTGACCGACAACGCGGCTCTGATGGCTGCTGACCCCGGCTACATGGCCAACCTGCTGGCTCTGCCGAAGGTCGAGCGCGAGCGGCTTCTCGGCGGCAACTGGAAGATTCGGGCGGCAGCCGGGCTGCTGTTCAAGCGATCATGGGTGTCCGTGGTGGATGCGGCGCCCTCCGATCTTCGCATTGTCCGCGGTTGGGATTTGGCGGGAACGCCCAAAACCGAAGGCAACGACCCCGATTGGACTGCCGGAACGAAGATCGGCAAGTCCCGCTCGACCGGTCGCTACATCGTTCTGCACCACGTCAGGGACCGCGACACGCCCCACAAAGTCGAGGCGCTAATCGCGAACACGGCGTCACAGGACGGCGCAGAGGTTCAGGTCAGCCTTCCTCAGGATCCGGGCCAGGCAGGCAAGGCCCAGGTCGCCACTCTGATCAAGATGCTCTCCGCCTACACGGCAAGGGCCACGCCAGAGACTGGCGATAAGGAAACCCGGTTCGGTCCCTTCTCCGCTCAGTGCGAGGCCGGGAACGTCGATGTGCTGCGCGGCCCCTGGAATGAGGAATGGTTCATGCAACTCGAATCCTTCCCTGACGCCGCGCACGATGACGACGCGGACAGCACCGCGCGCGCCTTCAACACGCTCTCGCTGGAAGAGCCTTCGACCGTCGCCATGTTCCTGAAGAGCCGGCACCGCGGATGAGCGCGCGTCACCTTCTGGCCAACGCCGCGACGCGGTCTATCCAGGCCATGTTCCCGGGCTTCTTCTTCGGAGCCCAGAAGCACAATCACGCTGCCGACTTCGGCTATCCCGATCAGGTCAGCTTCGAGCTTGCCTTTGATGCCTACTGCCGCAACCCGCTGGCCCGCGCTGCCGTGGACAAGACTGTCGGCAAGACCTGGGAAGATCATCCCTATCTTCAGGAGTTCCAGCGCGACGGCACTGAAGGTGGTGACCAGGGCGAGACCGGCCTTGAGGCCGACATCCGTCAGCGCTTCGCCGATCTGCGTATCTGGCAACACCTCGCCGAGTGCGATCGTCGCAGCCTGGTCGGCTGCTACTCCGGCCTGATCCTCCGCTTCGCCGACAGCAAGCCGTTCAGGGAGCCCGTCGACACGGTCTCGGGCGGCCTCATGGGGCTGGTCGAGGTCATTCCCGCTTGGGAAGGCCAGCTGACCGTCAGCACCTGGGACACCGACGAGAAGTCGGAGGGCTACGGACAGCCCACGATGTTCAGCTTCGCGGAGTCGGCCGTTGGCCAGCAGAAGCAGCCGCGCACCTTCGAAATCCACCCCGATCGGGTGATTGTCTGGTCGCGCGACGGCACCCTGAACGGACGTTCCGCCTTAGAGCCCGGCTATAACGCCCTGCTCGACATGGAGAAGATCCGGGGCGGCGGCGGCGAGGGCTTCTGGAAGAACGCCAAGTCAGGCCTCAGCCTGGAGATCGACAAGGACGCCAAGATCGAGAACATGGCCCAGGCCATGGGCGTCCCCGTCGCCGAGGTCGTGGACAAGATCGACGAGCAGGTCGAGGGCTTCAACAAGGGCTTCGACAAGTCGCTGCTGCTGTCCGGCATCAAGGCGACGCCGATGCAGGTCAACCTCCCCTCGCCCGAGCACTTCTTCGCCGTGGCGGCCCAATCGTTCGCGGCGTCGTGGTCGATCCCCATGAAGGTGCTGATCGGCTCCCAGACCGGAGAGCGCGCCTCGACCGAGGACAGCGAAGAGTGGGCCAAGGTCAACATGGGGCGCCGGACCAATCAGGCCGTCCCCGCCATCATGACCTTCGTCAACCGCCTGGAGCGGGTGAAGGTGCTGCCGCAGAAGGATTGGTTCCTGAGCTGGACCGACCTGACCGAAAGCTCGATGGGCGAGAAGATCGACCGGGCCGTGAAGATGGCCGACGTCAACTCCAAGCAGCCGTCCGGCGAGATCGTCTTCACCGGCGACGACATCCGCGCAGTGGTGGGCATGGAGCCGCTGAGCGACGCTGAACGGTTCCGCGACGAAGCGGACCCCGCCGAAGAGCAGGACGCTCTGGACCTGCCCGAAACCGAAGACGAGCCGGCTCCGGCCGCCTGATCCACTCACAACGAAGGAGGCCCGCGTGCATCAGCCCGCAGCGCCGACGCGCGCCTTCCTGGTCAACAAGGGCCTCGCGGCCGGTGATCAGGTTCGCGTCAACATCCGCACTCTGGCCAACTCGGCGGCGATCAAGCGCGAGAAGCGCAACGGCCGCGACGTGATCATCGTCCCCTCGGCGACACTGCCCGACGACGTCGTCATGAACGACATCCTTTATCCCGCTGCCGAGATCGCTAAGTCGTTCAAGACGTTGGAGCGGACACCTGCCCCGCTGGGTCACCCGTCGGTCAACGGCAAGTTTCTGTCGGCCCGTGACCCCGAAGGCCTGAACCAAGGCTGGATCGGCGCCTGGAATGAGAACGTGCGCCAACAGGGTGGACGCGTTCTGCTGGACAAGGTGATCGACGTCGAGCGCGCCAACCAGTCCGAAGGCGGCAAGCGCGTGCTGGCGGCCATCGACGCCGGCGATCCGGTCCACACCTCGACGGGCCTGCTGGCCATCATGGACGCCGCCAATGGCGACGTTCCCTACAAGTTTACCGCTCGCGACATCGAGTTCGACCACGACGCCATCCTTCTGGACGAAGACGGCGCCGCCACTCCCGATCAGGGCGTCGGCATGATGGTCAACTCGGCGGGCAAAGAGATCCAGGTCGTCAACTCGGTCTTCAGCGATGAAGCCGAGCGCGAACTTGGATGGGCGGTCGAAAGCGCCGTCCGCGCTCTGGAGAAGAAGCAGCGCGCTTCTCTCATGGATCGCATCATGACCGCACTTACCGAGGCCTTCGGCTCCGGGCGGGAAACCTCCACCACCAACATGAAGGACGACGAGATGGACAAGGTCCAATTCGACGGGCTTTCCGCGAAGGTTGACGCCCTCACGGAGGCCCTGAAGCCCGAGACGCTGGCGACGGCTATCGGAAACGCGGTCGCGACGGCGATGAAGCCGATCAACGACCAGCTGGAGGCCCAGGCCAACAACGCCAAGGCGACCGAAGAAGCGGAGCTGAAGACGCTCCGCGAGAAGATCGTCGCCGGCAACATCATGGACGAGGCCGCCGCCGGCGAACTCACCCTGAACGCCGCCCGCGCCTTGGCTCCCAAGGCTGAGCCCGGCAAGGCCGCCCCGATCGCCCCCGGCTTCAAACTGCCGGGCGCCAACGCCGCCACGCCCGCCTTCAAGGCACCGGCCGCGCCGAAGACGGAGGCCTAATCACATGCCCCGCTTCAACAAGATCTACGCTGGCCCCGTCACCGAGGTCACGCCCCAGGTCCAGGAGCGCATCTGCGCTGCTGCGGTCCTGCCGGGCATTGCTCTGGTGGAGTCCGGTTCGGCCTTTGCCATCGCGGGCGCCAATAGCGGCGACAAGCTCTACATCGCTCAGGACAACTACCTGGCGCTGAAGGGCACCGATGACGCCTGGCCCGCCGGCGACACCGTCATCGGCATGGAAGCGCTGGATGAGCAGTTCTTCAACATCCGCGTCCCGACCGGCACCAACGTCGCTCGCGGCGCCGAACTGACCACCAGCGCGGCCGGCAAGTTCGTCCTCGCCACCACGGGCCAGAACGTCGCCTTCGTCGCCGAAGAGGCCTTCAACAACAACACCGGTTCTGACCAGCTTGTGCGTGCGCGCAAAGCCGGCCGGAACGTGGTCGCCGCCTAAGGAGGGCGAACATGCGCTATTTCGACGAACAGCTCGTCGCCAACTCCCGCCCGCACCAGCAATGGTGGGGCGAGCTGAGCGTGGCGCGCGAACACTTCCACCGGGTCGAAGACCAGCACGCCGCCCTCTACGGCGAGATGTCGGGCGTCACCAACGCCTCGGCCGTCCTGCCTCGGGACGCCTGGCTGGAGCTGGACACCATCACCACCCGCGTCCTGCGCGACGATGGCGGCAGCGTCTTCATGGCCGACCTGATGCCGCTGGCCAAGCCGGTGAACATCGGCAAGCTGGTCCACATGACCCGCACCGCCTCGGACACCGCCAACCCGGTGTTCCGCTCGCTGTCGGGCCAGGTGCCGGTCGCCATGGACAAGACGGTCTACAACTACGCCGGCACCGTCGTTCCGATCTTTGCCGACGGCTACGGCCGCGAATGGCGGGAATGGAACACCCTGCAGTCCGAGAACTTCGATGCTCTGGCTGACGATCAGGAAGGCTCGATCGACAAGCTGAACCGCGACATGGCCAGCTATGCCCTCGACGGCGACGCCACCATCAAGTTCCAGGGCTACACCGGCTACGGCATTCGCACGTCGCCGCTGACCAAGCTGATCAACATCGGCGCGGGCGGGGCGAACATCGACCTGACCACGGCGACCCCGGATCAGCTCGAAGCGTTCTTCGTCGGACCCTTCGGCGCGATGTTGGACGCCAACCTGATCACCGAGTCCGTCAACCTCTACATCAGCCCCGACATCGCCCGCGCTTGGGACCGTTCCTATTCGAACGCCCAAGGCTTCAAGCAAGGCACGATCCGCGAGTTCGTCGCTCGCAACCGTCGCATCAACAAGATCGAGGTGACGTGGCGCCTGACGGGCAACCAGTTCTTCGGCTTCGTGCCGAACGCTCGGTACATCCGCCCGATCATTGGCATGGCCGTGAACACCACGGCGATGACGCGCCTGAACCCGACGGACAACTACCAGTTCCTGAACATGGGCGCGATGGGGCTGGAGATTCGCGGCGACTACAACGGCAAGTCGGGCGTCTTCGCCTCGACCACGGTCTAACCCGGCGGGGCCTGGCTTCGGCTGGGCCCTTCCCTCATCGCGAGGAAAGGAGCGCTCCATGCGCATTCGCATCACCGCCGGCGGCATCTACGATGGCGAAGGCAAGGAAATCCCGGTCGGCACCGAACTCGATGTCGCCGACTTCGACGTCAACGACGAAGGCCAGCCCGTCGAGCCGCACCCCTGGGGCGGCCGGTTCGTCGCCATCGGGGACGGCAAGAAGGGCAAGAAGGGCGTCACCAACGACGATCCGCCGCCGCCCCCGGCTGAGCTCGTCGCCCCCGTCGGCCCCTTCACCGCCCGCGAAAGCTCGCCGGGCTGGTGGGGCATCTTCGATGGCAAGGACCAGCCGGTCGGCAAGAAGGCTCGCAAGGCTGAGCTGGATGGCTTCGACACCCTCTCGGACGACGACAAGGCGGCGTTTGCCACTGAGCACGCGAAGGCCGCCTTCGACGCCGATCAGAAGAAGGCCTAAGACGTGGCGGGCTACGGATCAGATCAAGGGTTCAACGAGTGGGCGGCCGAGAACGGCTATTCGACCTCGACCGGCGACCTGACCGTAGCCCAGCTGCGCCAGCGGGCCAGTGACTACCTCGACGGCCTTTACGGCCCCCGGTTTCGCGGCGAGCCGGCCGGAGGGATCGACCAGGAGCGCGCCTGGCCCCGCATCAACGCGATGGCATGGAAGACGCCAGTCGCCGCCGACGTGGTCCCACGCAACGTCATCGTCGCCAGCTATCATGCAGCCATCCAGGAAGCGCTGAAGCCCGGCTCGCTCTCGATTTCCGCAGCTAACTCCGGCGCCCTGAAGCGCAAGAAGATCGACACCCTCGAAAAGGAATACTTCGAGGGCAGCGGCAACGCTGTCACCGACAACACGCTGCGGCTGAGCGCCGTCGAAGGCCTGCTCGCCCCGTTCCTCATTCCAGAAGACGCGCCAGCCGCGCTCGGCCTATGGGCGGTTGGCTGACATGCTGACCTGTGCGACTGTCCCGGCCGTGACCCGCCGCATCGACAACGATGATCCGCGCCTGACTGCGCACCGCGAGCCGATGGATCTCGCTGACGCGGCGTTCAGCGCCATGCTCGACAGCGCCGAAGCCATGATGATGGCGGTCGCCAAAAATGAAGGCCAAACCGTCGTTCTGCATCATCGCGAGCAGGCCCAGGCCAAGTTCGAGGCCTATCTTGATCTCATGGCCGAGGCTGGCCACCACGCCGGGCAACTGAAGCCCTAATCCGACATGGCAAAGCGCCCGTCCCAACGACGGCTCTTCCGAGAGCTGGCGGCGAAGTTTGGCGTGGAAGTCGCCGAAGCCTTCATGGCCGCGATCCGGGATTTGACGCGCGGCGTCGAATTTCACCGTTTGGAGCAAGCCATAAGGCGCGGCGACCTCGAAGACGCGATTGCAGCGCTCCACATCAATCGCGGCGCCTTCCAGCCGATCGAAGCCAAGCTGGTCGAGGCCTTCACCGCCGGGGGTCAAGGCGCTGTCGCCACCATGCCGGCCGCCGTGTCCATCGGCTTCCGCTTCGACCCCGGCAATCAGCGCGCCGCCGCGATCATCCGCGAGACAGCCGCCACGCTCATCACCCGCCTGACGCAGGGCGAAATCGACCAGGCCCGCGCATTCCTCGCCGACGGCATGGCGCGCGGCGCCGGCCCCCGGTCTGTGGCGCTGGATCTGGTCGGGCGGATCAGCCGGGCCACCGGTAACCGCGAAGGCGGCCTGATCGGTCTGTCCGGCCCCTATCGTGACTACGTCGCCACCGCCCGCGCTGAGTTGGCGTCGACGGATCCTGCCCTGCTCCGCAATTATCTAACCCGCAATCAGCGCGACCGCCGCTATGACAAGGCCGTGGCCCGCGCCATCGAGACCGGCAAGCCCGTCCCGCTCGAGACCGCCCGCACCGCGATCAGCCGCTATTCCGCCCGTCTGATCCGCCTCCGTGGCGAGGTCATCGCGCGCACCGAAGGCCTGTCCGCTATCCGCGCCGCCAAGCATGAGGCGTTCCAGCAGCTCGTCGACGATGGCCGGGTCGATGCCATGGACATCGTGCGCGGCTGGTCCACGAGCCAGGACGGACGCCAACGCGACACCCATGATGCCATGAACGGGCAAGAGGTTCGCGGTCTCGACATGCCGTTCACCAGCCAGAGCGGCGCGCAGATGATGTTCCCCGGCGACACCTCACGCGGCGCGCCGGCCTCCGAGATCGTGGCATGCCGCTGTGACGAGTTCATCGCGATCAGGAAGTGGCCCTTATGAGCATCATCACGGGTGTCGCCGAAGAGGCGCTGGAAGACTTCGGCGGGGACTTCGAAGACGGCGCCCTGACGGTGCCAGGCTCGCGCACGCCAGATGGCCAGGGCGGCTTCACGACGGGCCCGGCGACGATCTATCCCTGCAAGGCCCTCGTCGGCAGCTACAAGGACACCCGCCGCGTCGCGCTGGGCATCCCTGCCACCGATCGACGGGTCCTGGTTCTCGCCGCCAGCCTGCCGTCGGGCATCTATCCGTCCAAGGGCCACAAGATCGCAGCGCCCGACCCCGCCAAGGGCCTGCTGATGACCACGTTCGAAGTCATCGAGCGGACCGGCGACCTAGCGGGCGCTCTCGCCGAGTTGCAGGCGCGCTAGGCGTCCTTCGCCGGCACCGGAGCGGCCTGTACGCCCTTCGGCAGAGACGCCCTCATTTCCGCGGCCTCGCGCCAATCCAACTCGACTGCTTCGCTTCGGTCAGGCGACCATTCCTTGCCGGCGGTCAGATACTGGCGCGGCTCGGTGAGCGAGACGATGACGAGCTTCAGGGGTTCGGACATCCGGTCGTCATAGGAGACCCCGATGGCGAAAGTCACGCTCGACCTCGGCGCCATTGATGCGGTTTCGGATCGCGCGGCTGAAGCTGGCCTCCGACAGGCTCTGGGTGAATACGAGCGCATCCTCAAGACCGATGTCCTGAACCGGGCAGGCTCGGGGAAGCAGTACGGCAAGCACCAGGCCTCAGCCCCCGGCGAGCCACCTGCCCGCGACCTGGGCAACCTCGTCGCCAACACGAACGCCGATCAGACCATCCGCGACGACGGGGACGCCAAGGTCGGCACGGTCACAGCCAACGCCGTCTATGCCCTGCCCCTGCACAACGGCACCGAGCGTATCGCAGCCCGCCCCTTCATGGATGTGCCGGCGAAAGAGAACCAGCGCGAGCTGACCGAGGCGTTTGTCAGGGGGGCGAGAGAATGAACAGCACCGCCGCCATCTTCGCCCGCCTGAACGGTTCTCTGTCGATCATCGACCGCCTCGACATTTTCGAGGGCCGCGCCGCCATCTTCAATGATCGCGCCCCTGACGACTTCCAGTTCTCGGGCAAAGCCGCTCTGATCATCGCTGCGCCGTCGGCTGACATCGACGCCAGCACCTTCTCCGAGACTATCCGCGACATCACCCAAGACGTCCGCCTCTACGCCCGCGACACCGGCTCGACAGCTGCCATTGACGCGCTGGGCCGTGACATCCGCGACCTCTTCCACCTTCACGCCTCTCAGATCGAGGTCGAGGATGGAACCTGCTCTCTCGCGACCGCTACCGGGCCGGTTGCAGCGCCGACCACTGACCCCTCGCTGGTCGGTCGGCGGGTTCAGCTCCGGATCCAACTGAAAAAGGACCTCTGACCATGCCCACCTTGGCGCAAGGCTATATGAAGCTGCAGGTGGACCTGTCAGCCACCGGCACTCCCGATTGGACCAACATCCCCGGCGTCACCGTCGCCAACGGCCTCGGCTTCTCCGAGAACCGTATCGACACGACCGATTTCGACACGGCGCCCGGCTCGACCGAGAGCATCAGCGGGCCGCGTGCGAACACGCCCCTGACCTTCACGATGCACGACGAGGCGGCGGACGAAGCTCAGATCGCGTTGCACGACGCTTCGGACGACAACGAGGCCCTCCAGTTCCGCCTGATCCGCGGCACGAAGGCCCAGGTGTTCAGCGGCGTGCCAGTCCTGAACTTGGCGGCGCCGGTGAACGGCGTGGTCACCTACTCGGGCTCGATCACCCCCGACGCCAAGCCTACTCGCGGCAACGTGACGCCGTAAGATGAACGACGCCCGCCTCGGCATTGTGCGCCTGTCGCTCCCAGACGAGCGACAGGTCGCCCTGCAACTGACCTTCGCCGCCTTGGACGCCAAAGGCCACGACTGGCTGCTGGATCGCTTCAAGGTGCTCCAGAAGGGTCGTGCCGGGGCGTCGTCTGCTCTCGGTGATCTCCTGGAGGTTCTGACCGCCGGCGCTATCACCAAGGTCGACGTGATTGGCTCCCCGGTCGCCGCGTTTCCCCTGTCGCCTTGCATGAAAGCCTGCTGGGATGCCTGGGAGCTTGCCCAATACGGCCCGGCCGGGAGGTCCGCCGAAGCTGGCCCCGCAAACCCTCAGACGCGCCGGCCGACGCTGTGGAGGCGGCTCTTCGGGCGGCGCTGAAAGGCGGGCTGTCCGAAGCCGACTTCTGGAAGCTGACGCCCTATCGCCTGGGCATGATCCTGACCGAGCGCGGGCGCGGTGAAGCAGCCTCGGCCCTCTGGACCGGGTGGATGGTCGCTCGTCTCGCTGTTGAGCGGGAGCCGACGCTGTCAGGGCCGCAGCACTATTTCCGTGAGTTCTTCGACCCATCCGGCAAAGCCTCCGATGCCGAAGCGATGGCCGACGCAGAGTTCAACCGGATCGCCCGTGTTTATGGCGTCGAGATCGTGGACCTGTCTGAGGCTTAATCAGACCGATGCAACGTCAGCCTAGGTCCTCAAGCCGCTGTGCTGGCATCTTGAACGTCCGCGTCGTCATTATCCGCTGGAACGAGGCCGTCGCGAAGCGTGTCTATATGCATGAACATCGCGAGGCTACGGGTGGATATTCGTTTGAAATCCCAATCCTCGTAGTACGGTACTAGTGCTTCACAGGCGGCCTCAAGATAGAGTCCGCACGCGCCGACATGCCAAGCGGCAGCGGCAGCGCTGACCATAACATCCCGCATGAGGGCTGCGCCTACGTCCCCGCCTTGGTGGTGTTCACACACTGCGATCATCGCAAGATGTACTACGGGTATCTTCTTCTCGTGCCGGCCCACCATGTAGCTCAGGCTGGCTTGTTTGACGCTATCGGCCGTGAGGGCGTGATAACCCACAACCTGCCCCTCGTCGGAGACAGCGACACGAACCCGGAGAATATTGGCGGAGTGGTCGCCTAACGCCCTGTCGCGACAGAAGCGATCCAACACATCATTTCTTCCGCACGAAAAGACGGAACAATCATGGATGTCGCTTAGCGTCTCAATGACAACCGCCATAGAGAACGCCTAGGAAGCCGTCTTCGTCACCATCTTCGCTGCGCGAAGCTTCGCCTTCAGTCTGGACGAAGCGCGCGGAGGATTTTTGCAGTGCGCGATGATCGTTTTAAACTCAGCCTTTCTGACGAGGCCGATCGGCTTGAAAGCGCCCGTACGGGGTTTGAACGAAATGGCCATGCGTGCTCCTTTCTTGCTGAGAGGTGGATCTTCATCAGGGAAATGAGGATCAAAGGCATGGGTTGCAGGCCTTGACGGCTCCGTCAACTTGACTTTTCGTCCCCGTCATGGCATGAGCAAGCGCTCTATGCGGTTGATCACTTGCCCCAGCCGGGCAAGGCGCAGAAATATCATTTTTTCTGACAATGTGCGCGAATCGCCCCGCATTTTCAGCGCTTGCTGGTCAAGCTTGCTGACTCGGAACCCCTCCAATAGCCTGTCGCTCTTTCGGGAGTGACGAATGCTGAAGCTGATCGCCGGTTGGATACTCGTGCTGCTGGGCCTCGCTCTCGGTGGCTTTGGGCTTCTGGCCCTTGCTGGCCCGCCCCAAACGTTGGGCCTTGGCAGCGCCGCGCAGCTTCTGGCCCTGCAGACACAGATGCTGGTCTTGGGTTCGACCTCTCTCATCGTCGGCACCATCCTCCTGACGACCAGACGGCGCGACTAGCGCCCTCGACATTGATCCTATCAGGGCTCGCTTCGGCGGGCCTTTTTGTTTGGAGGCGGCATGACCGACAGCCCTGTAGTCGGCAGCGCCTCATGGGAGCTGCGCGCCACACGCGACAAGCTGAAGCAGGATCTGCGCGATTCCGAGACCGACGTGAAACAGGCCGTCGGCGCCATGGAGAGGGATGCGACCGCCGGCGCAGACCGCGTGGGGGCGTCGTTTGGAAAGATGGGTAAGGCGATCGGCGTCGGCATTGCTGCCGTCGCCGCCGTAGCGGCCGCTGGCCTCGCCATTGCGGTACAGTTCGGCCAGGCCAGCCTCAAGATGGCCGACGACTTGGCCAACTCGGCCCAGCGCATCGGGATCGGCACGGCCGCACTTCAGGAATGGCAATACGTCGCGCGCAAAACCGGCGAGGACGCCTCAGCAGTCAGCGGCTCGCTAGAGACCTTCTCCAACAAGTTCGCCTCTGCCGCCGCCGAACTATCGAAGGCGGATGTGAAGGCCTTCGCAGCCCTGCGACTAGATCCGGAAGACCTTCGCGGCTTCAAGGATGTCGAGGCGGCGCTTGATGAGGTCGTGGACCGTATCGGTTCGCTGAAGAGCGAAAGCGACCGCGCCGCGATTGCTGAACGGCTGGGCCTTGGTCCGCTCGCTTCGGCACTTCGAGACGGTTCGGCTGAAGTCGCTCGGCTGAGGGACGAGGCGCAAGCCCTCGGCTTCGTGATGGACGAAGACCTGATCCGGAAGGGATCGGAAGCCCAAGGCCAGATGGAAGACCTGGCGCAAGTGATCGGCATCCAACTCGCCGGGGCCTTCATCGAGCTGTCAGACGAAGTGCTGACCTTCACCAGCTATATCGCCGACGCGCTGCGGGGCCTGAACGCTTTCATCGAGCGCGCTCAAACTTGGAAGACGCGTGTCGACGCCATGTACGGCGACGGCGTCACCACAGGCATCAAGGAAGGCGGCATCATGGGCCCCCTCCGCGCCATCGGGAGCACGGTTGGGTCTGTCGTCTCTGGCAGGACGTTCCGAGCCGCCGCTGAC